ATTACGAGTTCATAGATGAGTCCGTGTGCCGTAGTTGTCAAAGCATGATTTCTGAGTGTCGCGGTTGCGGTCAAGACGCATGGAACGACGGCGACCATGAGTGTGACGAGTCCGAAGCGACTATCAAGTCGTGGGATTTCCGCCCTTCAGGTGGGTTCACATTCCACGGAACAGACCCGAACCACATGTTCATGGGCTTCGAGTTAGAGGTCGAGTGCGAGAGTGGAAACCTGTATGACTCTGCTCAGCGCGTAGACAACGTGCTAGCGAAGTATAATCGTGGCTTCCTCAAGAATGACGGCTCGCTCAATGACGGTTTCGAGATAGTCACACAGCCTCACACGTTAGATGAGTACACGGAGAAGTTTCCGTGGGAAATTGTCTCAGACCTGCGTGAATGGGGGTTTCGGTCATGGGATACCGACACCTGTGGCTTTCACGTCCACATCTCACGCAAAGCCTTCGGCTGGCGTGATCGTCAAGAGCGTGACTCGAACTACAACGAAGGTCGGTATCACGCTCACCTTCTACGCTTCACGAAACTCATCTACGATAACTCACGTCACGTCACTCGTTACGTCTCAGGTAGAAACTCGGAACGTTGGGCTTCGTACTCAGACAGGACACACCTACTCGATAAGGTCAAGTTTGGCAACCAAAGTAACGCACGTTACTCGGCAGTCAATGTGGCAAACACGCAGACAGTCGAGGTACGAGTGTTCAAGGGTTCACTCAAAGTCGAGCGTATCAAAGCGTACCTCCAATTCGTTCACTCAGTTGCGGAGTACACACGAAACCTACACGTTAGCCCAAACGAGAACAACCTGATGTGGCGCAAGTACACAGGTTGGCTCCGCAAGAACGAGCAGACCTATCCTGAACTCGTTTCACTCATTTCCACACGCTCAACCAATGACCAAGAGGAGAACTAATTATGTGTATGTTATGCGTAATCCCACCGAATACTATCCCGTCACGGGAGAAGTTAGAAAACTCAGCACTCAACAACCCACACGGGTTCGGCTTCGCAATAGTCGTGCCTGATGAGAATCGCATTATCGTCGAGCGTACTATGGACGCAGACGAAAGTATCAACCGCTTCCTCCAACTACGCACGCAGTACATGACAGGCTACGCAATATGGCACGCTCGTATCGCTACGAGTGGCAACGTTGATGTATCCAACTGTCACCCATTCCTTGTGCCTGACAAGGATTACCCACTCGCAACCTACGTTGCTCACAATGGCATGCTTGACGTACACGAAGAAGTCGGTGAGCCACGCAGCGATACACGCATCTTCGCAGAGGACTTGCTACCTGCTATCGGTGGCGTGACTGCGCTGGATAATATCCAAGTGTTCAACCTCATTGACGAGTTCACACGGGGATCAAAGGTGGCGATACTCACAGTTCACCCAAAGGCTGAGTATCAACTCTACATGTTCCACGAGAACGCAGGTAATTGGGACAAAGACACAGGCGTATGGTGGTCGAACAACTCATGTGAACTTGCGTCATACGCAAAGTACAAAGGCTATGCTTACTATGACTACGCATACACAGGTGGCATCGAGAAGGACGACAAGTACGACACGGAGTATCTTCAATGGCTCAAGCAAACAGACCCCACGTACAACATGGTCGTGTGTCAAGGGTGCTGGCACGAGTTCGACTGGACAGATGTGCCAGACGACAGATGCCCCAAGTGTAAGTTCTGCCTCATGTGTGACGGAGGCGAGCAAACCTGTATGTGCTACCGACCACAGAAAACTCCGCGTGCTAACGCAAATCCAGTATCAAAATACACACCTGAAGGAGGGTGGATTATCTCATGACAATACACGCAAGCAAGATAATGAACGCGCTCATCAACGCTGGCCTTACGTACTCACCTGAAGCAGGTGACCCATTCCCTATGAAGGAAGTTCCGTGTGCTGACGTTGCGAAGGTTGTAATCAACTTTCTCGCAGAGTCAGGCGTGGAGGTCGAGCAAGACCTCAGCGAGTGGGCGAGCATCAGTTCGTTCAAGTATCCGAACGCTAGGCTCACGCCATGAAGAAGCCATGGAAGCCTGTACCGCCCACGCCGTACTACCTCAGCAAGCGTGCTGAGTGGTTTCGGCGTGAGGCTGACCGCGCCTTACACCGCGGAGAAATAATAAACGCAGCACATCTCACGAAGCGAGCGCAGGAATACTCTGCGCTTGCTGGTGAACTATCGCTAGGAGATACCAATGCCCAAACAAGTTGAGTGCTACAAGTGTGGCACACAGATACACGTGAGTAACAATGACGTAGCAGAACGCTACTATTGCTACCCATGTGCCATGACCAAGTTAGGAGAAACGCCATGACGCAACGCACAATGAGATACTCGTGGGATAAACTCACGTGGGACGAGCGTAGCGGTGGGCTATTCGTATCCACTATCTCGCTCTATCCTGCTGAGTATTTACGCATAGAAGAAGGCTGGGAGATAGACGGCCCAGCTCGCGTGACACTCAAGTGGACACCAAGCAAGAAGCACACACGCTTGATCATCAAGCCGCTTCCTTCGCATGAGTTCGATATGGACGACCCACAGGAGTACCCATGTTCTTCGTGTGGTGCTTCTAGAAAGTCGCCATGTGTAGGCGAGGACATACGCTGTACCTATCGTGTGTTCTCGTACTCAGGAGGTGAGTTATGAGTAGCCTAGACCTACCTGTATTCTCGAATCACGCATCATGTAGTGATGCTCTCGAGCCTGACATGTGGTTCCCTGAAGAAATCGGGGGCAAGTCGGGTCGAGGCTGGTCACGCACACCTAGTGCTAACTTTGCGCGTGCTATCTGTCGAGGCTGTGAAGCCTTCACGGAGTGTAAAGAGTACGCGTTACAGTTCCAAGACCTTGCTGGCATCTGGGCAGACCAAGACCGCCACGAGCGTCACGCGGAACAGATCCAGCGTGGCATCAAGCCACGTCCTGTATTCAATACGATAGTTACACAGAGCAGGAGGTTGTTAGATGAGTCACGATGATTACTACGAGAGCGTGAGTGAGCAGGTGAGGTTCTTCGTGTGGTTGAGCCTTGCCACGCTCATGAGTGTCGGCGCAATAATGGCGGTGGCACTATGAGCCTCACGCTGAGTGAAGCGATGCGTATCGTGTGGACTGTCTTCCCTGAAGCAACAGTCGAAGAACGCGATAGCGAGATAGTGATTTACACTAACTCACGCATCACAAGTCCAGACGAACACTACGCACCTATCGAGGTGCGCTAGCAAGTAGTCTGCTAAGAAGAAGCCCTACGCGTGTGTGGCGCGTGGGGCTTTTTTTTTACCCACCCACTACCTGTCTGATGCTGGCACTCGCAACCCTTACACGACGCGTGTAAATCTTTCGCGGTATGTATGTCTGACACGCGGTTACGCTCACCTGCCCACGCGCAGGATTTACAAATCATTTACGCTTGGCCCTACGCGTAGCACGATTACCTATTACGCGCGGATCACGCGCGACGCGAGTTTGTGTCGGGCTCGCTGATTGACTGTCGTTACTCGGAACATCTTCTGCCGTGAAGAGTGGCAACGCGCGTATAGCCACGTAATATTGCTCAAGATAGTCCGTCATCACGTAAATCTGCGTGGATAACTGAGTGATGATTTCCTGTGTGCCACGCAGAGCTTCTAATAAATCAGGGTCCTGCGTATCAGTCCAAGTCTTGTCCGTCAGTTTCGTCGAGATCGTCTCGAACATCTTCTGTACTTTCTGTATCCCCAACTCGTTGCTCATTGACTTGCTCCTCCGTGTAGTCACGTTCCCTGCGTGGTCGCTTACCACCCAAGAAGTTGATTAGATTATTCATGGCGCGATTCACGCGCATACGCGCAGCGTCCTGACTGATAGATAATTCTTTGGCAACTATCGATATGTCAGAGTTATCAGCGAAGCGTAGATAAATCAGGTTGTACTGTTCCTCTGGCAATTTCTCCAATGCGTGCTGTATATCAGCCATCATCGCGAACCAGTTACCACCCTCAGCAGCAACCTTCTTAGTGCTACTAAAGCCTAAGTCTACTAGCGATGGTGCTACTAGATCTCCACGCATGATCGCCGGAAGTAGTAGTTCTACCACCTCTCGGTCGTAGTAGTAGAGATCATCTACCCTGTAACCGACCGCGTTAGCCTTCTCCTTCTGGCAGTAATCCTTAGCAGCGTTGCGTAGCGAGCGCGCAATAAGCTTCGTAGATTGCTTGCCGTCAAGTTGCTCCCACACTTTGACTTTATTCGGGTGCTCCAAGAACCAAATCCATAGTTCCTGCCTGATGTCTTCGACAGGAACCATGTAATATTTACGAGAGAACTCATAAGCAATTGACCCTACAAGATTCTCGTAATGTTCTGTTATTACCACGCGTATACATCTCCCTCAACGCAGAAGGAACGACCAATGATAGGAATATTGACTGCTGTTACGTTCGAGCGTCGGATGTACAATACCGTGAATCCTTGTTGCCAATTAGCAGCACCAGTAGTTAGGTAGTCTGCCTTATTGAGATCCATGAGGTGACCTACTTCGACTCCGAAAAGTCTATTGGAGATTCGACCATTGTAACCGACGTGATAATGCTGGATTCCCTGGCGATGGGTGTGTCCACATACGACAGATAATCCGATACGTCTTGCAAGGCTAAGCGCAGTTCCTCCCGCAGTCTGTAGAAGGTTTCCCTCGTCTCCGTGGGCAAGAGCCCAGCCTGGTGCAAACTGCCAGATCTTGTCATGGTAGGTAATATCAAGTTCATCGTATCGAAGCAACGCTTCATACTCCAACTCGCGCAAGCCTGCAAGTGCTGGAGCGTACTTGTTGATGTAGTTGTCGATTCTGTCTCCATGATTACTCCTCATAACATGGAATGGCTTGTCACCTAGAGCGTTCTTGAAGCCTTCCATAATCTCAGATGTCTTATCTAAACCAGCCTGTAGAGTCTTGGCATACTCAGCTGCTCGACCCTTGTTCCATCGAGATGGCTCAGGACTATCAGCCTCATCTCCTACACAGTACAGTTCATCAGGCTCAAAGTCCTCAATGAATTCCTGTATAGTGGTGATGGCTCTGCCATCGTGACTGGGTGCTTGTATATCAGAAAGAACTACTACCTTCTTTAGTTTCATCGCTTACCCTTTTTCTTGGCTGGAGGTTTCTTCTTTGCTCTACGTCTGTTCTCTTTAGCAACATTCTCGCTCTTACTAATGGCCCGAAGATTAGACGGGCGATCATCTCCATTACGTCCACCATTGTTCTTGTGATCCACTTCTACGTGTCGTGGTAATGTCTTACCTGTCCGTTTTTCATAATCAACTCGTGCTTTATTACTCGAAGTTGTGACAGTAGTACCGTCTTTTTTCTTACGTTTGAACACGTAAATCTTTCTTCCGCCATTTTGTTTACTACCTTTGTATGGTCCGAATATCTTCATTATTGTGGCCACTTTCCGCGAAGCACCATCAAGGCTATGATGGAGTAGTTCGCTAAGTCTTTGAATGAATCCTCAAGGGATTCGTTTTCAGGTGTACTGCCCGAGTCAATCAAGTGGTTGATTCGAGCAATCTTGTCGTGCATGCGAACGCGGAGCCCATTGAGAGCTCCGCCGGGTGCTTGTGAAATATTTTTAGGACCGTAGTCCTTTTGCTTTTTGAGTAGAAGGGAAGTCAACTCATCAGCAATATCTAGAACATCGAACTCAAACTGAGTGGTGTTATCTAGTACTTCGTAAGCCTTCGAAGTAAGACTCCAAACTTCAAAACTACTTGTCATTCTTCTTGCCCTCCTCTTTGAGCATCTTCTCTAGTCCACTAAACATCTCATCAACTTCTGAGTAGACCATAACTTCCTCCATGAACTCAGAGAGCAACCCCTCACCCGCGTTCATAAAGGTCAGAGCAGCGCTCTGTATGTACTCGTAGGCTTCTTGGTACTTGTTATCAACCATCGCAGAGTTGAGAGCAAGCAGGAACTCAAAAAGATCGAAACTAAAGTTTCGTGTCAGGCGTACGCCCCACTCGTATTGAACGCCGTTGTGTCCTAGGAAGTCGAATATATCTCTGAACTGATCGCCACAATCACACACGTATCTACCGTCATGATCTGGCATTAAAGGCTTATCCACGTGCGCTCGCAATCTTGTTCTTAAAGTAATCAGGACCTTCCTGACGATACATTGAATTTACATCTTCACCTTCAGGCATGTGAATCACAGTGAGTCCGCTAAGTTCTCGAGATAAAGATTTCGCAAACTCGTTTCCAGCCTGGTCTCCATCGGCGAAGAGGAATACATTGTCGAAGTCAGCCAAGAGCCTGCTATAATGCTTCTTCCAGTTATTAACCCCTGGAACACCCACGGCAGGTAGATTACAAACCGTATCCAATGTGATCGTGTCAATCTCACCTTCACAGATACAAATGTATGAGGTCGCTCTGAAAAAAGCATTGACGTTATATAAGCGTGTAGTCGCTCCACTGAGACCCATGTATCTCGGTTCCTCGTCTGCCAGCGCCCGAAACCGTAGGTCAACCACACCGGACCTAGTGAGATACGGTATGGATAAGCGTCCCGCATAAGCTTCATGACCCGTTAGAGGATCGAGCACGACGCCCAAGCGAGCCTTCTGTGCTTGCTCTAGAGTTATTCCCCGTCCTGCGAGGTATTCCTCCGCTTCGTGTAGTGCGCTGTGGTAGTACTTCGCCGCTCGCGTTAAGGATTCTCTCTGCGATGCTGAGTGCTTCACGAAACTCTACCCCTTCCTTGTTCATGATGAGTGAAAACCCATCTCCTTTTACCTGACATGCGAAGCAACAGAATACACCTTCATCTGTGTTCGCGCTAGCCGAATTGTGCGTATCGTCATGAAACGGACATTTCATTGAGAACCAACCATGCCGTCTCGGTACACGAGCACCATAGTGCTCAAGTATCGGAGCAATTGCTGGCTTTGAATTACTCTTCACCTAAAGCCTTCCTAAGTAGTTCTACCCATACTGATACAGGCATTGTAGCATACCACTCAGCAGGGTTGCCTTTGCCTTTGCGCTTATGTATGACAGCGCCAGTCCAGGCTTTAGCATTCTTAGTCTCGACTTCTAATTCTGATAACCACCCAGCAAGATCTAACTTGGCATGGTTCTTAACTTCTATGCAGACACCATTGATGCCTGAGATATCTCCCTTATCAAGAGTAGCCCCCGCAAGCCTTCTTTCAGCATACGGGAACCACTCCTGCAGGTACTTAACTAAGTCACGCTCTGCTTGAGAGCCCTTAATCTTTGACCTGCTTGACATTTAGTACCAGCCGTTTCTTTGCCAAAAAGCCCAGGCACGCTCAGGCGTACCGTAGCGATGAACGATGTACTTCAGTCCATTATTCACTTGATATTCAATTGTAGAGTTACGTGGTGTATTGAGTACCTGCGCTATTCCATAGGCAGATGAGGTGGGATTCTTAGCCTTATAGTTCCAGGCTGATTCCTTACCCCAGAGCTTTGCTAGTGCAGACCATTGACGATCTGCATTATCGAACATTTGATTCACCCTGTAACGGGCAAGAATCTTTGCTCTAGTCTTGTGGTCGATCGGCTGGATTGCGAATAGTTTTACGCAGCCAGCCTCTTGGTGTATCGACTTCACTAACCACGCACCCACACCGTGGGGCAAGGTAGCCACAAAAAGTGCAATCGCGGATAGCATTGATACTGTTGTTAGTTTCATCTTTCCTCCGTTGGGGCGGTTGCCTGTGTTCCACAGTCAGCACACTCCATATCTAAGAAATACATCCCTATCGTACCATCCTCATCGAATGTTACTTTAAGGTTCCATAAGAAACTACCACACACACATACCGTAGTTGGTTCACCACGGATATCCATCGCCCGAGTGTAGTCAGGACGTAACTCGGTTATATCTTTCACTTGGTCTGCGTGACTATCTGTACAGGCGGACAAGTGTTGATGTCAAGCTTACAGGAGATAGCAAGGGCTTTCTTCGCTATCAAAGTAGCGGCTTGAACTGACTTGATCTTCTTGGTATCCACCGAGTGGAGATAGCCAAGAGCGAACGAGCCACCAGAACCAGCAGCATAATAACCTGATTCTGTACATAAGAAGGACATATCTTCAGCAATCGAGAACAACTTACCGTTGAACCCGAGTATGTACTGAAAGGTAGAATCCTTCTTATCCTCCCCTTCTAAGTCAAAGCCATTCATTTTGAATGCCTCCAGCATAGAGGGAATAATAAACTTACCCATGAATTGAATCTCATCACCTTGTTTATAGACAGGTGGATTCCAGTTGTATGTGAGGATATCTCCAGGTCGTGAGTCACCTGTGATACCTAAAATGTATTTGCCAATGCGTACAATCTTGGGAGTCTTAGGAGAGATAATGCGCTGGTTCTCTTCTGTTATTTGGGAATCGGCTGCCATGACTATAAAGTCCTTGCCTTGTATTCCTACTATTGTTGTCACCAGCGCATCTCCCTATACTCTCTCTACGTCCGATACGTTCATTACTTCAGGATTAAACTGGAGCCAAAACGCTTCTTCCCCTGAGGCGTTTGCCTTACCGTAACGATTCTTTACGGAGGCGACAGCCAGGAATCCCGGAGCATTTGAACCCACAGTCAGGATCAATGCTGGCAATTGAGCAACCATTCCCTGTAGTGCAGAGCGTGGCTGGCACGGATTGCCAGGATAAGACTCTTTCGTGTGGTGTAGCACTAGCACCGCAGCATTGGTGTCACGGGCTAGATATTTGAGTTCCTTGATAGTAGACCGCATGCCAGCGAATTCTTCTCCTGAATCGTTAGCAACATCCATCAAGTTATCGACAACGATGAGTGTAGGAGAAGCTCCCCATAACTCTTCGAATGCCAATACTTCGTTATCTAAATCAGCCAAAGTAGGGGCTGAATCAAAGGACCAAAAGATATGTCCTGATTGTTCGTTGATAATCTTTCGTGAGTTATCGACATCTTCAATGAGCATCTGCTCTGCCTCAGTTTGATTACGACCAGTAATCATTGAGAGCAAACGCATAGCCATTGTGTGAGCATTAGTATCCGCGCTAACGTATAGCGTTGGGACTTTTGATCTCAACGCTATCGCTAGTGCAAGAGTTGATTTACCAACACCAGGAGTGCCAGCAATCATGGAGACTTCTGCTCGGCGTATGACTACCTTATTGGTATCAAAGGTGCGGAAAACCGTAGGTAACGGCTCACCGCCAATATCTTTGCTACCAACAGCACGAGCAAGCGTTCTCATAGTTTAGAAAGAACTCCATTCAGGGTCGTTCCTACGGATCCATTGTGGATCGCATTGGTCAGGGGTTCCCTTAGGAGATGGACACATGTATGCCTTCCAAGGTCCTTTAGCACCAGCACCAGTACGTGCTTGCATTGGGCCGTGCTTACAGGTTCTACCAACAGGTGCGGTAGATGGTGTGAAGGTTTGAGCAGGAGCAGGTGTTACACCTAGTGGTGCAAGATTTGCTACCGCTTGTGCGATGCTTGTAGGAGCACCGATGAGTGATGTAGCCATCGTGGTGAGCAGTCCTTCTGCATCCACGCTGCCTAGTGCTGAATCAAGGTTAGCCTTGAAGTCAGCAAATGTATCTCCGCCGATGACGAAGATGCGACCATCAGGAAGCTTGCTACTTACCTGATATTTCGATACGGTCATTTACTTTCCTTTCTTGTTTGGTTACCATTAAGCCATTTACAGTGAGAGATTAGTCCACATCTGCCACAACTATTTAGGTTAGGCAAGAATATGTCAGCCTTGCGGGCTTTGTCAAAACCAGTAAACATCTCCTCAATACGCTCAGGTTTGAGGTGCTCAATATTCCACAAGGATATGTGACCAGTGCGTGCATCCCAGAATCCCGCCTTATCCACCGAGATACCTTGCTTATCCAGAGCCCACGCATAGACAGCAAGTTGAAGCGGATGCTTCTGAGATGACGCACCAGTCTTGATGTCGACGAGCACACGATTCCCGTCGAAATCAGTGAGTACGCGATCGATTGCAAGCTTCACAGTAGTGTCGCCTACAGGTATCTCGTACTCCTTCTCGATAAAGTCTTCATAGACAGACCAACCTTTGGAAGGGTGCATAAAGTCAATCCAACGATCTAGCATCCATAAACC